GCCCTGATCGACGCCTGTTATGAGCGGTGTATCATGACTCTTGAGGAGTATTACGAGGCGGGCGGGGAGTTTTAACTCCCCTCCGCCGAGGCGGTCTGCAGGTACAAGTCCTGCACTGATGAGCAAGAGCGAAACCGCTAAAATTAAGGAGGTATTTACAATGAAAAACGATGTCATCCGCAACTATTCCCTCGAGGAACATGCCCGCCTCGATTATGCCGCCCACCTTTGGAGGCGGTGTGGATACGAGGCCGAGGCGGAGGCCGCTCAGGCCAAGGCCGACAACTACTACCTCGCCTATGAGAACGCCCTGCGAGTGCAGGCAGGCCTCCCCGAGATTACCCTCGAGGAGCTGAGGACCAGGCGTCCCGCCTGAGACAAGCGGAGGCCTCCGCAAGGAGGCCTCCATGATGAAAACATTAAAGGAGGATATAAAAATGATTCAGAGCTTTTCCGTTCGGACGTACAACTTCCTACTCAGGGACAAGGTTGACATGGATTCTGTTGAGGCTGTACTTGCCTATGCTGATAGAATCAGAGACAAAAAGGTGAGGCTTGCAGAAAGAAAGACCGCTGTCGAACTATATAGAGCCGCCGGCCTCGGTGTGTATCCTATCCTCAAGAGGATGAATTATGAAATGAGTATTAATTGGGTAAAGTGGCATTGTGAATACCTCGACAGGTACACATTCCACTATGCAAGATAAACGAGGAGGCCTCTCCGGAGGCCTTCTCATTTTGCCTTAAAGTTAGTTGCCACTAACTCCGGCGGAATAATTTAGACGTGTCAAAAATTTTAGACGTGCCGAATGTATATTCATGTATATTTATACATTATGCAATATTTAGACGTGAGTCGTCTAAATTTAGACGTGTCGCAGTTAGTGCCAACTAACCACAATATATTGTGTTAGCCGTTCATCGTCTAAATCGAGATATTGAGTTTTCCCGAAAAGTGTGCTATAATATCCTCGTCAGTTGGGAAGGGAAGCCGCAGTCCCGATTCTGGGCGGGAACCGCACCAAGTCCCGTGATATGGTGCCCGGACCGGATTTTTCTGGAATTGGCAGCTGCGAGCTGGGAAGCTGTGAGCTGCGGCTTGAAATTTCCTAAAATTCGTAGTATAATATATATAGAAAATGAGAAAGGAAGCTGTAAATGATGGACAATCCGATTAGTTGGGGAATTTTGGTAATTCTAGCAATTGTTTTTGCCTTTTGGTTCGCATCGAAATGCGAAGATGAGATTTCCCAAAAACAGAGAGAAAACGACAATTATTTTTGGGAAGTTGAACACGGTTATCGGGAAAAGTAATTTTCCCGAAACTATTGTTTAGACGTCTGACGTCTAAATTCATGTATTGACGTTTTCCGGAAAATATGGTAATATATAGACACTGAAGGGGAAGTCAAGGTTCAACAAATGGAAAAAGTACCGCAAGGGAAATGAGATCACCAGGTAAAAGTTGGAACGGATGACGATAGAGGAAAAATTCGGCAATGCCACCAACTACTTTCCCAAAATTATAAATTTGATACGATGGGGCGGGCAACATCTTACCTCCGGATGTCCCGCCATTTTTCACAAAACGTTTTAGACGTGATACGTCTAAAGAGAGTGATTGACAATTTCTCCGAAAAGTAGTATATTATATACATCCTAAAGAAAAGAAATTAACGGAGGTACTAAAATGTTTGAATTAATTATTGAATTTGATGATGGACGTATTGAAAAGCATTTTTTCGATACAAAAGAAGAAGTAGAAATGGAAGTAGAATTCCAATGGACGGAAGAAGCCGATTTTTCAATCGGTCTTACAGATTGCCAAATGTTTTGCTTCTGGGAAGACCGTTTTGACTTCGGTTGGTAACAAAATGTCACTTCTTCGGAAGTGACAACTATTTAGACGTGATACGTCTAAGTCATCGCATTGACAAATCAAACATAAGGTGATATACTTATACCATCAAATGAAGGAGGTAACTCAAATGAAAGTTATCGTAGTCAAGGAAGAGGGAAGCAACAATCTTGAGGGAAGACAGACTTATGTCGGAACACCGTATGCCACAGAGTCCGCCGCACGCATGGCCGCCGTCAACGATTTTTATGCAACACATTTCGTGTATAACCACCACCACAGCATGCAGGTTTACTACTTTGAGAATGAAACACAGTTGAGGTTTGTGTCCGAGGAAACCGGGGAAATCTTCTGTGACTACTTCCTCCTCATCACTTTTTTCTAAAATATCACAGCGGAAATCGAGGGAAAATTTCTTCCCTCGATTTTTCCGAAAATCTAGTTTAGACGTAAAACGTCTAAAAAGTAGGGTTGACATTTTTCCGAAAATCGGTTATACTATACTCGTAATTTGAAAGAGAAACAAGGAGGTTTCCCGAAATGAAAAAAGTTTGTGTTTCTATGTGGATTCTCGCGGCCGTTTGTGTGGTACTGTCTGTATTATTCCCAACTTATGCCAAAGCCGAGGCAAGTTGTGAATATCCAACTTGCGGGGTTGTGGTAGAAGTCAACGAAGAAGAAAATCTTGTCACGTTTCAGGACTTCATGGGCAATCAGTGGTCATTCAAAGATACTGAAGATTGGTATGTAAACGACATTTGTGCATGTATCATGAATGACAATGGAACATCAATCGTTTATGATGATGTAATCGTTTCGGTTCAGTATTGCGGTTGGATTTGACTAACCGCATATTATTTAGACGTGTTACGTCTAAACCACCGTATTGACTTTCGAGGTTGTTTGTGGTAATATATAGACACTGAAGGGGAGATAACCCGACAGACAATCAGGGTGGCGACCGATCGCCGTGGCACTAAGGTGCAGAAAGGATACCTATTATGACGACTCGTGAATTCTATGTTGCTATCGCTGAGGCTCAGGTTTCTGACGAGCTGACCACGAAGGCGCAGGAGCTGATTGCGGCTCTCGACAGCAAGAACGAGAAGCGCAAGACCACCGAGACGAAGGAGAAGAAGGAAGCTGCGGCCCGCCGTCAGGCTGTGCTTAACTTCCTCTGTGACCACCAGGGTGAGCCGTTCACCCGTGACCAGATTGCCGTGGCTCTCAGCATCACGCCGGGCCAGGTGACTGCCGCTTGCAAGCCGATCGTGGCCGATGGCACCGTGGTGAAGTCCGAGGCGAAGATCGACAAGAAGTCGAAGGTCGTGTACACTTATTCGACCGAGGAGTGAGCAAAAGGGAAAAGGTTACAGAAATGTAACCTTTTCTCTAAAATTTGTTTTTAGACGTGTAACGTCTAAGAACGGGTATTGCAATTTCCCGCAATTTGTGGTATTATACAATTGTCCCAAGGGAAAGGGACAAAACAGAATAAGGGTTGCGACCTACCGCAAGCGCATGAAGCGCAGAAAGGAAAATCACTATGACTACTCGCGAGTACTTCCAGGCCGTTCTTGACGCTCACATCTCTGACGCTATGGACGAGGCTTCCCGCCAGCTCATTGAGAAGCTGGACAACCGCAACGCCAAGCGCGCCAGCTCCGACACCAAGGATAAGCGCGAGGCCCGCGCCCGTGTCGAGGCCGTCCGCAACTTCTTCGCCGCGAATCCCACCGAGGTTTGCACCCGTGACGGTATCGCGGAGCAGTTGGGGATCACTCCCGCGCAGGTTTCCGCCGCGTGCAAGTCTCTCGTTACTCTCGGTGTCGTCACCAAGGCCGAGGCCAAGATTGGCAAGGCGCGCAAGGTAATTTACTCTCTTGCTCAGTGACCACTAATGACAGAACGGTAACAGAAATGTTGCCGTTTTGTTTTTATTTGGTTCTTAGACGTACAACGTCTAAAATGGATACTTGCAAAATAAAGAAATTTGTGGTAATATATAGACACAATAAGAAAGGGGATAAAAAAATAATGAAGATTAAGAAAACTATTAAGGTTACCGCAACAACGAAAGAGAAGAAAATAATCGGTAATTGTATCGCCCTTCTTGAAGAGATGGAGGACGATGTATGGGAAGAACTCAATACTAGTTTTGATTATCGTCTTGAATTTGTGCTTTCTGGCCTCCAGGAACTCGATGCTAGAATCGAGGAGGAAGACGACGACTAAAACACAAAAAATTTTCGGAGATTTTCTCCGAAAATCCAATTTAGACGTTATACGTCTAAATCCAACTCTTGCAATTTTCCGCAAAATGTGGTATCATATAGACACTGAAGGAGGTAATAAAAATGAAAAAATCAATCAATTTTGACATGGACGGAACTATTGCCGATCTTTACGGTGTAGAAGGTTGGCTTGAGGACTTATTGCACGAAGATGTGCGGCCATATGCCGAAGCTCGTCCGCTCGTGAATCTTCAAAGGCTGGCGCGCCTGCTGAATAAGCTGATTCGCGAAGGATACAGCGTCAACGTGATTTCCTGGACAAGCCGCAACGGCTCAGCCGAATATAACAGAGAGGTTGCAAAAGTCAAAATTCAGTGGCTCGAAACTCACCTCCGCTCGGTCAAGTTCTCAAAGATTGAAATTCTTCCCTATGGGACGCCGAAGGAGCTTTTCGGTGAGGGAATCCTCTTCGATGACGAGGAACACAACAGGGAATCCTGGGGCGGGGGAGCGTACACCGAAAAGGAAATTTTCGAGGTTTTAAAAAATCTCTAAAAAGAAACGGAAGTGTTACAGAAATGTAACACTTTTTCCGTAAATCCCTTTTAGACGTTATACGTCTAAATATGTGTATTGACTTTTGCCTAAAATATGGTATAATTCATAATGTCAGGAGGGAAAAGACGTTACACCCACTGAACACTATATGAAAGAGGTATTATTCATGAAAATCTGTGTATTCGACACTGAAACCACGTCCCTGGACAAGCCGTTCTGCTATAATATTGGCTATGTTATCATTGATTCCGAAAGCTGGGCTACCCTCTGCCGCCGCTCTTATGTTGTGGAACAGGTTTGGCACAACCTGCCTCTGTTCTCTTCCGCCTACTATGCGGACAAGCGTCCTCTGTATGTCGCGGCAATGCGGGCGCGCGCAACAACAATGGACAAGTTCGGATACATCTGCCAGCAGATGATCAGGGACTTTCGCAACTATGAGGTTGAACTTGCTTTTGCTTATAACTCCTCTTTCGATGAGAAAGTTTTTGCTTTCAATTGTGACTGGTACAAGTGTAACAATCCTTTTGATACCGTCCCCGTGAAGGACATTCGCGGTTATGTTCATCAGTTCCTCGCAAACAATGAACTTTATAAAGCCTTTTGTGATGAAAACGGTTATTACACCGAAACAGGTAATTACTCTTCAACCGCGGAAACCGTTTACAGATTCATCTTCAATGATACAGAGTTTATCGAGGCACATACCGCGTTAAACGATGCGGAAATTGAGGCAAAAATCCTTAGAGTGTGCCTCAATGCCGGGGCAACACTTGACGGGGAATACAAAACCCTTCGTTCAATCGAAAGAAAAGTTGAAAAGACTTTACATGTGCGGACTCCGGAACAGACAGATTATTATTTTGATTATTCAAAAATTCGTATCAATAAGGACAAGACAGAAATTATTCTCAAATAAGAAACGGAAAGGTTACAACTTTGTAACCTTTCCCAAAAATATGGTTTAGACGTTACACGTCTAAGAATGGGTATTGCATTTTTCCCGATTCTGTGGTAATATATAGACACTGAAGGGAACGAAAGAGTCCCAAATAAGAAAGGGGTATAAACCATGAAACTTGCACTTGCTAACTCTGTCCGTGAACTCACCATTAACCGCCTGTTTGCTTTCCTCGAGGAAGCTGGCGAGGATGTCGGCATGGTCAACTCTAACACGCTGAACTTCCCCACCGTCTATGAGGGCGAGGAATGCTTCGTTGAGGTCGTGGCCAAGGTGGTCAAGAAGGATTCTGACGAGTGCTACCAGGAGCGCGAGGACTACAAGGCCAAGCTGATCGAGAAGGCCGAGAAGAAGGCCGAACGTGAGAAGGCCGCCGCCGAGCGCAAGGCCAAGGCCGAGGCAAAAGCCAAGGAAAAGGCCGAAAAGAAGGCCGCCGAAGCCGAATAAAACAGAAGGTTACAAGATCGAAAGATCTTGTAACTTTTTTGTAATTTTTTGATTTAGACGTATAACGTCTAAATAGAAGTATTGCATTTTTCCCGATTATATGATAATATATAGACACCAAAGGAAAGGAGAATAAAATGAAAATTTATGGATTAAATAGATGGACAGAAAAAACATATATTGTTTATCATGTAGTAAATAAAAACAAGTATTTTGTAGCACGTTTTAAAACCGAAGAAGAAGCTATAAACTTGTGCATAAAATATGGTAAAAATTATTTTTATACCTATCAATAAAGAGGGTAAACCCTCTTTTTATATTTAGACGTTATACGTCTAAATCCACTGATTGACAAAATCCCTTTTCTGTGGTATCATATACACGTAATCAAGAAGGGACGCCGAACTTGATTAACACTATGAAATGAGGTATCTACTATGACCATCGACAAGCGCAAGTCCTATTATCTGACCATTGACACGGAGACCGCCAACGGCCTCGATGACCCCATGATGTACGACCTGGGCGGCTGTATCCATGACCGTCAGGGCAAGGTCTATGAGACTTTCAGCTTCGTTATCTATGACGTGTTCTGTGCTGACCGTCAGCTCTTCAATACGGCGTACTATGCCGAGAAGCGCCCCATGTACGAGGCTCAGATCGCCGCAGGCCAGCGCAAGATCGTTTCTATCTACACCGCCAAGCGCCACGTGGCTGACCTCTGCAAGAAGTACAACGTCAAGGCGATTATCGCCCACAACGCCCGCTTCGACTATCGCTCTACCAACTACACCCTGCGTTATGTCACCAAGTCCAAGAGCCGCTACTTCCTCCCCTACGGCATTCCCCTGTGGGACACCCTGAAGATGGCGCAGGATACCATCTGCAAGCAGAAAACTTACATCAAGTTCTGCCAGGACAATGACTACATGGTACGCGGACGCGTCCGGGCCACTGCCGAGATCCTTTACCGCTATATCAAGAGCAACAACGACTTCGTTGAAGATCACACCGGCCTCGAGGATGTGCTGATTGAAAAAGAGATTTTCGCCAAGTGCATGGCACAGCACAAGAAAATGCGGAAAAACGTGTGGGGTTAATCCCCACACTTTTTCGAAAATAGATTTAGACGTGATACGTCTAAGAAGGGGACTTGCATTTCTTTCCCAAATGTGGTATCATTAAAACACTGAAGGAGGTAATAAAATGGAAAACAATGAAATGGTTATGAAAATCTACACTCTTCTGAAAAACAGTGATCTTGGTTGGCATTCTTGGTGTTGGTGGGCATACAAAGATCCTTGGTTCTCCCAGTTCACTCCCGAGGAAATTGATGCAGTTGCCGCAGAGATGGCAAGAGCGGGAATGATTGAAGCAAACGAGACCTTTACAGGTTTCCGCAGAAAAGAAAAAACTTTGAAAGAAAAAATCTATATTAAAATTTGGGGATAAGAGAACTTTTAGTTCTCTTAAAAACAATTTAGACGTACCACGTCTAAACTATACTATTGCTTTTTCCCTAAAAATATGATAATATATAGACACAAAGGAAAAGGAGATAAAAAAATGAAGAAATCTCTCAATTGGAAAGAATTTTATAAACTTGCTCTGCATAATTACGAAAACGGCGGTGACGGCATTGTCGAGTGTTGGGATGAAAACACTTTCAACGAGTACGTAAACGAGTTCGGACCGATCACCGAAAAGGTGGCGCATGACATGTTCGAAACTGCCAAGGAAATTTGGACTGATATGCAAGGTTATGCCGATTGGTAAAGATTAGGGAAAATTATTTTCCCTAATTTTATTTTTAGACGTGTCACGTCTAACTTCTCCCAAAACTTAGACGTTACACGTCTAAATCCCAAATTTCAAGTTTTTTCTTTAAATAAATTTTAAACAAATTGTAAATTTTCCATGAATAGTTAGTCTCATCTAACTTTCGTCTCTTGTGTGTGCATTCGCTCCCGCAATCTGGCCGCCCTTGTGCAGCAACTCCGTTGTCAAATTTTGCGTGCAGCTGCGAATGAGCTGCGTCTGGAGCTGGAAAATTCTATGAACTGCAGCTGCGCGCAGCTGGGATTTAGAAAAAATTCCAATAAAAGTCAAAATTTGACATAAAATTTTGTGAATTTTGCCATCCAAAAAACTATTGACAAAATTAAATTTTTATGATATAATATTTATAGAAAATAAAATTAAAGGAGAAAAATTTATGACTCAGAAAAACATTACTGACCAGCTGCGCGCCAACTTTACTGCGGATCTCGCCGAATTTCTGGCACAGAAATACGACGTGGATGTTTGCCAGACCGCGGCCGGCACTCTCATGATTCCCACCGTTGACGCAGCCGGCGAAGACCGTTGGGTGAAGTTCAGCATCATTATCCCCAAGGAAGCATCTGAAGAAGAAGGCAATGATGGCTATTCTCTGGCACGTGATTATCAGCAGAAAATCGCAGAAAAGTCTGCAAAACGCGCCGAAAAAGAGAAAATTTCCCGAGAAAAAGCCGAAAAATCCAAGAAATCCAAAGAAAAAATTTGAAAAATCCTAAAATCTATAGTATAATATATACAGAAAGTGAGAGAGAAAGAAAAAATAAACTCTCTCCCTAATAAAAAATTTAATTAACGGGTCGTGACCTACCACGAGAAAGAGGTAAACCTATGAAGACTCGCGAATTTTACAATCAGATTATTAATGGCACCGAGATCACCGAAGAGATGCGTTCCTTCTGCATTGAAGCTCTTGAAAAGATGGAAGCTCAGAACGACGCCCGCCGCGCCAAACAGGCTGAGAAGGCCGCTGAAAAGCAGGCTGCTAAGGCCCCGCTCCGTGACGCTCTGTTCGAGGTCATGGGCGATGTGAATGAGCCAAAGACCGCTTCGATGCTCATCGAGGAAGCTGGACTGACCGAGACCGTGAAGCCGGCCAGTGTTCCGTCTCTGCTGCGCCCGCTCGTTGAGTGCGGCATGGTCCTTAAGGTCGATGTGAAGATCCCCAGCAAGGGAACTCAGCGCGGCTACATCAAGGCCTAAACAAAACGGGCTTCAGCTCTATGTATACGTACTACTTATACGTAGTACGTATATTTTTTTATATACGTATACTTAAAAGTAAAATTTTTACTTTGAAAATTTGACAAGGTATATATAGATATGGTATAATATATATAGAAGGTAAGTTTAAGATATATTTATAGAAAAATTTTAGAATATATTTATAGAAAATATATATAAGCTGTACGTTTTTGCAAAAATTTCTGGAAAATATATTATATATAAAATTATATATAAAATAAAAATTTGAAAATATACTAAATTTGTGCGCAGGCACACAAAAGCACATAAAATAACCATTAAACTATATATATTATCCCAAAATCGCTTCGCCCTATGTTGGACCTTGTCCCGAACAAAATGCCCCATTATTCCCTTTATACTTTCTACGTATACGTTTTTATGTATACGATTACTTATACGTATATCTATACATATTTATATATATGTCTACTGATACGCCCTATATTTATACGTTTTTCCATTTACGTTTCTCTGGACATCCTATATTTATAAGTTATACTTATACGTATTTACGTTTACGTTTTTCCGCTGTCCCCTTTATATATAAGTATTACTTATACGTTTTTCTTTTTTGGAAAATTATAGGAATATATTATATATATTACTTATACGTTTTATATATATCCTATATATACATATACTTATACGTATTACTTATACGTTTATATATAATATAATACTTATAAGTATAATTTATAGAAATACTTATAAGTATATTTTAATTTCCTATCTTTTTGTTTTTATGTAGACAATCTAGGGATGTCTCTCTAAATTTTTGAAGAATTTTATCTCCGAAAATTTTCAGAAAAATGTTGAAGGCGGCCGAGTCATGAATTTGACTGGTCGCCGTTAATTCCCGCTATTATACAGACACTTGTATATGTGCCGTTCTCGATTCGAACGTGTTCAACTGGCTTTTGGATATAAACTTGATCTGCTAACTAAATCTCTACATATACCTGAGCCGCATCACAACCATTATCGCTATGAAGAGCCAGAATATCTTTGAGTTCTTTTACTGTCATGACTCAATTCCAGATCTAACTTCAGCTACAATCTGCTTAGCTTCTTTATAAGCTTCATAAGAATCATGAAGATAATCAGCCATCTTATGCGCCCGAGTCTGAAAATCTTTCAGCTCTTCACACATCTTAAGATACTTTTTCTGCGCCCGAGCATATCGCTTAGCTGCAATCTTTTCATTACACCGAGCGGCCGCAAGTGCCTTACCAACGTCTTCATTAAAGGTATCACCCGGATGGCACTTTGCAATTCCACGAACAGTGCGGCCGCCATAGGAAGACAGCGCAATAACCTTATTCGGCGTAACTACATACTTATAATTTGTAAACATTTTTATTCTCCTTCTGTATTTTCTAAAAAATCTTCTTCTGTACAATATTCCCAGCCACAATAGTCTAGGGCATCTTCATAATACCATTCCGCTTCTTCTTCAGATTCCCAATCTGAATCATATCCACGAACAACATATTCATAAGTTTCAGCATTTTCATAACCTATTTCTCTAGAATAGTCGTTCAATTCTTCTTCTGTAACATCATCTTCAAACTTTTCGTATTCTTCATAATCACAGCCGCAATATCCATTGCCGCCCCAGAATCGTACATATTTCATACCACTATTTTCCTTTTCATCATCATCCATAGACTGTTGTTTTTTCAAATCCATCATACTATAATTAATAGATGGCGCGTAATTATTTGTTTTTCTACGTCCTTTATTGCGGGTTTTTGGTGAACACGCCGGACAACTACAATGGATTTTATTTTTGCTATATTGATGGAGATTATTATATAATCCACGTTTTGGGAATACATATTCTCCATCACTAAAACCTGGCCAAAATATAGGATACCAACTAACTTCAATATCTATATCTCTTTTTCTTTTGGCTTTTGTATAATCTTTATATCTGCGCCAAGCTCGTGTTCTTGCCATCTATACCACTTCCTTCAATGGCGGCCCCGCTCAGAATCGAACTGAGTCATGTGGTTTTAGAGACCACTGTACTAACCAATATACTACGAGGCGATATTTAATTTAACTATTCATAAATTCTAGAAGATCTATCCACTCACATTTCTCTACAATCGCCGCATCTTCATCAATTCCCATTTCTTCAGCTTCCATATAAATTACTTCAATAGCTCGCGGCCAACCACTATAAAGATCAATTACAACTTCACGATATGCAATTCCTTTACTCCAAGTACCATCACGCAAATACTGAACTTCAGTCGGTCCTGGATAAAAATATCTTTTCATTATTTCCTCTACCATTTTATATATTAATTATATCATAAAATTAGACAAAGATCAAATTTTATTATTCATCTTTTATTTCAGAATATTCACCATCTTGAATGAGAGAATTCCATTCATCTATCAACTTTATTTTATTACTACTCCATTTACGTAGAACGCGGCCAGCCCATCCACAATTACACATTATTTTATAGCCTTCATCTTCTGCTTTATCAAATTTTACTTGTGATACCAAAATTACTACTGAATTACAGAATGGACAAGGCCGCGCACTAGGATCAGAAATCTATTTAACAATATACATTAGTGCCGCCACCTATTGTTACTTGTGGCGTACACATATGCTATTACAACCATAAATAAAATAATTACAGCAACATTTGAATCCATAATCTCTCCTTAATCACTAAACCCACTCAGATCTAAAATAACCGGATCGCCATTAAAGCGATAGCCATAATTGGCCGTATGCATATCTTCCATCATCCGCGGCAACTCATCATTAGCCCATTCACAAAACTCAACAAAAGCATCAGCGCCATAAATATCAATTGCTCTCGCGGCCCACTCAAGATCAAAATACCTATTACAACTTTTTGCCTTCTCAAGAGAAGCATCAGTCGCTTCATAAGTATTCCTATTCTCACATCTCGGCAGTACCTTTTCCTGAACATACACATTGTATCCATCAATGTTGCAAAGATACATCATATCAGGAACAAACATTTCATATCCTTCATTCTGGATTTCAATAGTATATTCAAGCTCAGTCTCACAATAATCCCATCTAGAACTGCCGCCCGCGCGATAAAACGGACACCAAGTACCATCATCGCAATGATTCTCATCAATCCACAGATATTCGCGCTGACCATTAAACGGAATCTTAATTACAAAAGGAAGATCATCAGCATCAATAACGAGCTTAGTTACACCGCTGGTAACAAAGAAATCTCCACCAACAACGTCTTCAATCTGAGACTCAATAGGATAAGTATCGAAATCACCATCGTCACATCCAAACTCTTCCGGAAGTTCCAGTACAGAAACAATTTTACGAGCCTTTTCGAGATCTTCAGTTTTGAACTCAAACATTTCAATCTTCCCTTCTCTCATTTTCTATATATATTATATCACTATTTTTAAAAAATTGCAAATTTAAAAGAGAAAAAGTATATTACTTTTTCTCTTTAATCCTATTAATATTCGTTTTCTTTAAGTACGGCTTTCACACAACCAGAAGGAATTTCAATAATTGGATCATCAATTACTCCAATCTCCATCATCTTAATAGAGTTAATCCATTTAAAACGACCCGTGATTTTCTGAGTTGCATCATTCCAATCTTCAGCAACAACGATTAAATGAGTAATTATGTCTTCATTTTTCAGTTCGTTGTACCAATTAACAACTACATAAAACATTAATCGTTATCTCCTTCCTCTTCAATATTATGACGTTCCCAAACGTAATCCATAATCTTTGACGGCGCGCCTTCGATGGGAAGATGCCAAGGAGTAGCTACCCCATTTACAAAAATATCAATTGACTTGGTTTCTTTAGAACTAACAGTAGCTACGATCTGATCCGCGCGCACTCTAAGTTTTGCATTACCGGGCAGCTTAAAAGACTTATAATTAATCATTTCTTTTCTCCTTTGTTAAATATCCCAAGTATCGGGAGCACCATACGGACTTACATCATTCCAATGAGTATCTACAAGAACATCGCAAATCTTATCAAAAGGACAATCACGGCAATCCTTATCATATGAATCTTCAGCACATCCATCATAAAGAAGCTTCATGCCTTGCCGCATTTTCTCTTTCCAATCCATACTTACATCTCCTCAATCTCAAGATCCCATTCGTATCCACCATCCGGACATGCAACCCAATTATAATCTTCACACAGTTCAAGTGCATTCTGATAGGTCAAATCAGTGAACATATCATGACGAATACCACCCCAAGAAACCATTACAATTTTATACATGAGATTATCCTTTCTATTTACTGAATTTCTTATATTTCACCAACATAATCTTCAAGATATTCCAGATTAGAACGCCGCTCGGCTTCATCGAGAGCATCTTCAATATTCTTCCCTTCATAATTCACACAACGATTAAAGGTGGTATAAAAATAATCCATGAACTGCTCATACATCAATTCCCACAGAAGAGTTTCGTCTTGACTATATTCTGCAACTTCATTTTGATTTCCATGTACATACCAAGCAAACATTTTTCTAATCTCCTTCTCTCATTTTCTATATATATTATACTATAAATTTTTTAAAAAGTCAAATTAAAAATAGAGAAGATATGTTACATATCTTCTCTATTTCCTATTATTCAAATCTTACTGAATGCAAGCATAACGCTCACTATTAAGTTTATCCATCATCAGATCATATCCAGTTTTACCCTTCATGATCATCTCAAAGATAACCGGACTAAATCCACTCACGAGAGTAACTCCATCCTTTACTGTCATTGGAACATTATCATGACGAGCATCAACATTCCAATACACAAGATGCGGCATCTCATATCCATAAGCTTCCCACTTATCTCTAATGTTTTCCATCAGAGTATTATCTCTACGGCCATAATAACCGCGCTGACTATCAAACTCCATATCAGAGATGATAACAAGAGACTTAGGAAGATCAGCTTGAGAGCAACGATTTTTAATTGCTGTATTAAGCAGCATATCAAAAGTCGCTTCAATATCGGTGTTTTCACAGAGATTTGTCTGATAGATTCGATAAACCTTATCACAAAAATCCACACCAACTGTCTCAATCAACTGAGGACGAGAGCTAAAGCTCACATAGTGACCAGCAAAAGGACCACGTGCACGCTCTGCCGCATACAGACCAAGAGAAATGGCCACATTAATAGGTGCACTTGCTTCGGTTCCCCACATAGAACCAGAAGTATCTACAACGCAAAGAGCATCAAGAGAACATCCATTGAAATAATCCTTCAGATTGTCCCAATACTTATTAATGGCAGCTCGCTCAATAGGATCTACATCAGTAAGTTCTGGAATATTAGTGCGATTCCAGCCCCATCTACTCATATTACGAGTAAGATTATAAGCCTTCGCGACCACTTCATAAGGATAAAGATCCTTGGCATTAACCGTAGTCTTCTCATCCTTTACAAAGTTCTCATAAGACACCACATTCTTCTCGCTCTTCATACGTTCGATGTCATGCCGCGCGAACGCATTACGATAGATAAAACCAGCCTTAGAAGGAATCTTAGAAAAATCAATACGATCCCATTCACCAGCACTCATTATTGTTTCCAAAACTTTAGTCTTCTTTCTACCATAAGATAACATCTTACGATATTGACGAGCGGTAAGACCAAGTGCATTACGAGTTTTCTTTGCAATAGCTTTAGACTCAGCAGAAGAGGTATTCTCAGATTTCAACCATTTAAAAATCAAACCAGAATTTAGTGACATTTTTATTCTCCTTTACTATCTTTATCAAGATACTCCCAATGATAACCATAGGCAGTTTTTCTTTTTCCTTGGCAAACTTCTGTGATATGCCCACCTTTAGTTTTATCACCTATACTTAATGCAGCATCAGATGGACAATTATATATTGCATTTGTTTCAACACATAAAATTGGTTTATATATTTTATGCGCTTCACTAATTTTCTTTTTTGTTTCTTCAGTATGATGTTTCCCTAATAAAGAAATTTTATTTGCTTCGCCTATTTTTCGTTTCGTTTCTTCTGATCGTGGCTTACCATAATTTGGATTTTTTTCTCCCATATTTCTTTCGGACATTTGCTTTCTTTGCTCTTCAGTCCATATATGATTTTTACCACCACGATTTATATTAAAACCATTATTAATACTATTATATTGAAGAATTAATTTATCTTCAAGCTCATTAGCTTGATCTAGTGTTAAATTTTCTTCAATTACTATATGATCAAAAGCATCCCAACCATATTTCTAAATAGCATTATAAAATTTAGGACAATGCTTATAACCACTTCCATCACTACGTGATCTACGTTCTAAAGTCCCATTAGTCTAACCAATATAAACACGTCCATCTTCACGTAAAACATGCTTATAAACAATATAATTATTCATCTTTAATAGCAGATACTATTTCAAGTCCTTTGCGAACTTCTGATTCAATAAAATTCCACATATCATGTTCAACAGGGGTACCAATCAAAACAAAAAGATCATCATATCTCCCATATTCTGGAATATATTGAAGATTTCGAATTACAGCATCCTTATCATAAGATGCAAGCCAACGAAGTACAACACGGAAGAATCTCCTCTCGCCCTGCCCACCACGGATATCACGCAGATAAAACAGGCACTTGAGCGCATAAACAGGATCTTCAGCAAAAGCTTTCTGGAAAAGCACAATACAATCTGCATCGCTACGAGTACGATACGCCGCGCCAATCCCAAAAAGATCCAGCAATGCCGACATTGAAGACATTCTTTTAACAGTACCATTTTCGGTATAACCAAAGTTATTTTCATTTTTAAGGGCATTCATAAAGTTATTCATAAAACTCTCCTTCTTAGTCTTAATCAAGACCGTAGTTATATAATATATTTATTACTAAATAATAATTCTAAACTTAAATTATCACGTTCCCAATAGGGAATTCTTACTAAAGGAATATTATATTTTTTTGCTAGTTCGTTTTTTGCTATATCATTTTTTAAAGTATATTCATACTTTTGGTATGTATTCCAACCGCTATTTTTAATATATTTTTCATAATGCTGTTCACCATCAAATTCAATTAAACGTATTAAATTATTATCTTTATCGAATATCGCAAAATCAAATCTATATGATGAATTAGAAAAACAATACTCTTTTTGATAATTAATATTATTTTTATTAAGTATCTAAATTATATTATATTCACCAATACTTTTCTAACAACCACAAGAAATTGTTCTTTGTAAAGTCTAGTATAGAGCCTCATATTCTCTACCACATAATAGACACTTACATTTATAATAATAGCGATCAGAATTATTTTTATCACCTATATAACCAATAATTTTTCTATTATTGACTATATCACCTATATTTAATTTTCTTTTTATACATCCACAAGATTTTATATGACCATTTATTAAATCAGTCCTAGATACATAGACAATATTACGTTCTAGACAATCACATTCGCACTAATAAATAATTTTACCAGATTGTCGTTTATCTGTTTTGCTTAATACAGTTAAATGATTAAATTTACTACCAATAATATCATCTAATAACTATTTATTAGGATTTCTATTATTACCACAGTTTGGACACTAAATTACTCCATCACTTCGTAATTCTTTTGTACTAACTTCAATAACATTACCACATTCACATTGGCATTTCCAAATAACAGATCCATTTTTTCTTTTATCTGTTTCTTCTATAACTTTTAACTTACCAAAAGTCTAATTTAACAAATTAATTTTTGCTGGCATTTTATCATCTCCTTCTATCTTAAAGTAGATTTGGAGAGAAAATACTCTATAGTTTTGGCTCCATTTTCAGTTTAATGTCCTAATAAGTTCTTACTTTCTAAGCTCTGCTTGCGCTACTTAGACCTACATCCCTCGGTTTATATCCAACCCTCAGAACTCATTAGTAAGATTGATATAGTTTTCTATTATTCTCCAGCTCTAGTTCTGCTGTAACCGTACCCCTATCACAATCATCTGGGCGGAACAATCTCTTTTGGCATAACTACTTACAATCTATCTTCATTATACCGTCATTAATAATTAATAACCCAATTCTCATTATCCTAGCATTTTGAGAATCTTCGTCGTGGTTTTGTTAACTTTGTCCACGAAAGACCGAGACTTAACTCGTAATATCACCGGCCATTTCCAAGAGAAATAGTAACTGAATTGATACACATTACTTCATAATACAGAATTTTGCGCTTAAATACAATCTTCCACCAAGGTTTTATTTCATAATACGTTTTTATCAAGAGGAAACAATCTGTTTGAAGAACTCTATCAAGATCTTCTTTTGTGTTGATGCGATAAGTACATCCAGCTATACAATGTGTATCTTTCATTATTATTCTCCTTTTGGCAGCCCCTGGTGGTTACGCTCCACCGCCTTGAGATTCAAAGTCTCTCGTACTACTATTATACTAAAGGGCTATAAACTAGACACATTTAAAATTCTTACGCTCTACCCACTAAGCTACTTGCCAAAACGGCGAGACAGGAGTTGAACCTGCGACATTAAGATCCCTCTTAATATTTGCTGTATGTGCCTTCATGGTCCGAGTAGCTGGTCCTGCCCCAGCGGCCTCGCGGTCCCAGGCCGCGCGCTCTACTATCTGAGCTATACCCGGATATACGAGACACATATAACATCAAGCAGAAATTAAAAGTTTCTAATATGTTTTAAAGTTTGCTGTTTGTGTCTCTCAACTTTCTATATACATTATACTACGAATTTAAAGAAAAATCAAATTTTACATATCAATTATCTCATAAGTCTCTTTGAATATATCTTCCTTACAAGGATAAAACTCACCATGAACTCCTTTAATAATATAGTCCCCAATAGTAGCTTTATGATCGCCTTCAAGAGTGTGGATTGTTAGAGTATAATAAGAACCCATATCATAAATATCATGAGCCGCACCAGCACAAAAAGTCATCATTTCTTCGGGATTATGTCCAGTCCATTGGCATACTTCAACTATTACTGGTTTCTTTCGCGCCTTCTAAATCATTATTATTCTCCTTAATCAATTTTCTTCATATATGCTAAATCATTATCCTTCATCGGAATAGCAATAAACTGAATATTTGTTTCTAAACTTCTATTAACAGGAAAACTCACTAACTTATTACCATAAGTAGATGTTGCATAGACAGTATCTTCATTCATTTCAAATGCCGCAGTTTGTGGTAAAACCTTTTGAGTAATTATTGTTCCATGTTGTTTAATTGAAAGAAATAATGGAGTTTGATTATCAAAATCAATCATTGAAAGATCAAGGTATAAGGTACCGCAATAAGGACACTTATATTCATTTATATCATATGGCGCGCCGCAGTTCGGACAATTACGACTTTTCATTTTATCCAATTGCAAATCCTACATAATGCTTCACTTCTTCTGGTTCTTTTTCTAAATCTAAAGGCAAATACCCATCTATTGTTTCATTATACACAAACCATTCTCTTGACTCATCAAAACAATATCCTGATATTCCTTCATAATATGGTTCTAAAACAGCATAATCATAAACTGTTTCCCAAAGATCGGTATAATTATGTCTTAATGTATCAAGAGCTTTTTCTTTATCAGAATAAAATCCCCAAGTACGAGCATTTTTAATTCCATATTGATTATCAAATTTTTCAAATACAGTAATAAACCAATAAATTTTATCCATAATAACTCCTCTTATTTGGAGCGAGATACCAGATTCGAACTGGCACCGCATGCTTGGAAGGCACGAATGCTAACCATTAACACCAATCCCGCTTAAAGAGTTTCTGGATGTTTATCAAAAAAATTATAAAATAAAGGTTCATCAGAACTATTAGCGCAGAACAATTCAAGTTCAGCTCCATGATTCTCAATAAGCGCACCAAAAGCAACATATCGAGAAAGTGTAGATTTCAAATTATATCTATCACCCTGTTCTGATTCAAGCCATACTTCACCTTTCGCCGCATTAACTGCTTTAAGGAAGTCGGCAATTTCAATTTCATTATTAAGTTTCATAAATACTCCTTCTTCAATTGTAACTCCATTATCTAATTCTGTCATAATTTTCCTTTCTTTTGGAGATGTGCGGCGACTTGGCAGGGTGATTGCCGATTCCTCATACGTAAGATTCATACGCTGATTTCGCCTAAACGCCGCCGCAACTATGACCTACTTGGTATATTTATAATATACCCTGGTTAAGAGTGCCAGATTTCTACTGCTCTACCCCAATCCACATGGGGGCGTGCTTACATACAGTCAGACCTTCGCGCGATAGTCCTCAATACTGATATACTGGTAAAGATTCGCGACTTCTTTTTTCATATATCATTTACACTAACTCTTATGGAGCCAACGGTGAAGATTCGAACTCACGACATATCGCTTACAAGGCGATTGCACTACCCCTGTGCTACGCTGGCATATAGATGGCGCCGCCGCGAGGATTCGAACCCCGATAGACTTTCACCTACTCATGGCTTTCAAGGCCAGGCCCTTACCATTAGGGTACGACGGCATATAAAAGAGTCCCGTGCTACCATTACACTAAACAACCGGTATTACTGGTACTGACCCAGTCTTGGACTCTGTGGCGCCCGCGGTGTGTGCCGACCACACTCAAGCATTACTGCTCCTAACTCCTTAGCAGAGAGTCCCCTTTGCCAACATTGGGTACACGGGCATAAATTTGATCTGGTGCGCCATCGCAGATTTGAACTGCGGACACCCGCATTTTTCAATCATTTGATGAAAGTATTTTCAAGTTTAAAGTTTTCAGCAAAATTAATATTTTTAATTTGCCCATTTTTTGTTGGTTTTAATCTCAATCTAAACGATCTACTACCTACTTTTTCAATGGGAACTAAATAACATTGATGATTATATATGGTTGCAAAATAATCAATATCTTCTGCTGAATAGGCATGATATATTGTACCTTTTGTATTAGTATGAGAAGACTCTGTATGAAATTCAATATAATCTTCATCATTACTTAAAGAAGCTGTTTTTACTTGAATACGATATAATTTATGGTCTATATCAACTATAAAATCATATCTACTATCTGATACAAGCGGTTTACAAACTTGATAACCAAGTTTTAAAAAACTTTCAGCTACTTCTAATTCTGTTATTTCGCCTTGAAAATGTGTACTTAACATTAAGATCACCTCTTAATGAAAATACTTTCTTCTCCTGTATGAAAAGTGCGGTGCTCTGCCTACTGAGCTAATGGCGCTTATTCAACTCTTTCATCAATCAAGCTCTTAAAACATTTACTACAAATATCATAATTACCTTCATATTTCAGTAAATCATAAACATTTGTTGCTTGATTAGTAGAATCTATTTTAGCAGTAATACCAAACCATACTCCCACTTCTTTTCCACATAAATCACATCTATGAATTGTCATCTTACTCTCCTTTTATTTTTGGTGCGGGCGGCCGGACTTGAACCGGCACGGGTTAAAGCCCAACAGATTTTCTTACTACTCCATGTTACCATGGCCGCTTACACGTTGTAGTCTGGACTATGTCTTCACCATGCATTTCTGTTTAGGTGGTTGGTATATAGTCTCTACACATTTATTTCCGGCTATTCTTACCACGATAAGAATCTGTGAAAGCGTGACAATTTGGACATAATAATTGAAAATTATCTAAAGTATTATTTGTCCTATCTCCATCTTTATGATGTAATTCTAATGGAATCGGTTTATCTAACCAAGTTGTAAGACCACAACATTCACATTTATGTTCTTTATAACCTTCTTCCAATAACCTAATTCTAACTTTATTAGTTTGAATATCTTTACTATTTTCAAGATATTCTACCAAATTCATTTTATCAGAACGAGGTTTTGATACACCTTTTCCACTTTGATTCCCATCATATTTAATTTCCATTATTGCTAAATAACGATTTAAAGTTTCTGGCTTACAATGCAATTCTTTAGCAATAAAAGCTTTCGATCGACCTTCACTAATCCATGATAAAATTTGTTCTTTACATTCTAAAATATCAGTTCTCATATTATCATCTCCTTCTATTATAAAGTAGAAAGAATAATATGTGTCTTCCACTTTTTGAATGTAATCCAGAAAATTTAGCTCGGCGTTATCTCATTAAGACTTTCACCGAATTAGCCAACATTCACACAAGGAGTTTCCTACCTTGGTGCTCCACGGATTTCTCCGAAGTCTGTGGTGTCTACCTATTCCACCACGCCCGCATATTAACAAGACATAATAAGATTTATTCACAGTTTATCAGACTGCTGCCTTAACCGTTTGGCTAAATTGGAACACTCCAATTATGGGAATCGAACCCATATTCTTCTTAAAGAAGAGTTTGCTGTATACGTCTTTATGGTGGGCCGGGATAGACTCGAACTATCGGTGTTTCTTATGTTACGGGTTTACAGCCCGCTACCCTCGCCGCTAGGTATACCGACCCATATAAACAAGACACTAAATCCAATACAAGCTATTCATGGCGCTCATCAAGGGAATCGAACCCGCGTGAAAAAATTGCTGTTAAAGTGTCTTATGGCTGCCCAGGAGAATTACGATATCTCGACATCACGCTTAACAGGCGTGCGCTCTGCCTCTGAGCTACTGAGCAATATATTTTAAAACGAGATACAGAATTTAAAGGACTTGAACCTTTTCGTTTATGTCTACAAATAACATTTACTTATCCACTTTATATTTGCTGCATGTATCTCTATGGTGGAGAATATGGGCACCGACCCCATCTGTTTTTCCGCGTGCAAGGCGGATGACCACTCCAAGCAGTCCCATTCCCCAAAAATCAGTTGCTATTTATATAGGTACATAGGGCAACTACTCCTATGCGGAGAATCACAACTGACCCTGTCGTGTGTAGTAGCTCGTCAATTCGAGCGCTTACTCTCCTCAGTTGGCGACTCCGGTGGGCTTTGCTCCCACGACCTCGTGCGTGACAGGCACGTATTCTTCGTTGCTGAACTACGGAGCCATATACAAGACAGCTAATTCCTTTTGATTACCTAGCTTTCGCTTTAGCGGTGGCTTACAAATTAGAATCACTATAAAATAAGCGTTTTCTCATGGCAGTGGATCATTATTCCACTCTTGTTATATTTTCATTCAAGAAAATATTTTTGCAGTTCAGCTGTCTTTCTTAACTTTATGTATATATTATATCATTAAATTACACTTTTTTCAAGTTTTTAATCTTAATGGTGCGGACGTCGGGACTTGAACCCGCATCTGACGATTATAAGTCGCCGGCTCTAACCAATTGAGCTACATCCACATAAATAGTAGGTGTATAACCGCCAACTTAACCTACTCTCGCCTCCCGCGGGCCGGCAAGTTTTTCATGTATTCGGATTAGCACGGGTTTATTGTCATCATGCCGGACATCTTATTAATAGGATTCTTCTCATTTCAACTTGGACCTGTGAGAACTTTAGAGATCGGCCAAGGACAACTCCCCTACTGTTAAACAAACCACCTATCCTTTATGGACACTTAATAGAGTATTGTTGCTTCTATTAAGTCGCTTACACTTGTTTATACCGTACATTTTTTCCAGTTTACTCGATCAAGCCATATTTCCCCCTTGGGTGGATTTATTTTTGGCTCATCCCATAAGTCTTTATCATGACCTCAACTTATGGCGATTGACGAAGGGACAGACTACCACTGTCCGAGCTGGACTTTTTAATTAAAAGGATTGATACTTTCAGGAGGGGCCTATGTCCTCGGATTTCTCTCTCACTTTCTATATATATTATACTATAAAATTATGTGAAAATCAAATTTAGACTTGAAAATTTAATAAATCATTTTTATTCAAACAGATTATAGTTTCATAAAGTTCAATTCCAATGACATTATCAGAACCATATAAATGCA